TATGCTTACCACATACCACAACCGTATCTGGTTTTCCACCATTTTCCCATGCTGCCTGGATAGCATCGTTAAGAAGCTCTTCTGTAAGGTCTCTGGCGGCTCCAGCATTATCCAGAACATTACTAGTAACAAATGCCTGCACACCCCCCATTTGCCTTGCGGTGGTTGCATTTCCTGCGTTCATGGCAGTATTGCGGATAATGGCATATTCAACATCAGTGCCAATTTCTCGCATAGCTAAAACCATTGAACGAGCAATTACACTTTTGGTACCAGGCTTATCCACAACTTCCTGGGTCTCAGATACTCCATAACCACGAGAAATTATCTGGGTATAATTACCCTTCCTTTGTGGCGTATGAGCATCCTCAAAGGTGTAATCTGCTCCCTCAAGCTTGGCATTTGCCTGTGGCGGATTCAGTTCTTCTTCTGGCCACTCATGGTAAGTAGATTTTGCAACACCCCTACCAAACATACTGTAAAGAGGGGTATCATAGGGGGAAATGTTGGTAATTATATCCGACAAATCCTCTTTATTTGCTGGTGCGTTATATGTCAAAAGTGCCACTTAAACACCTCCTTTTAACTAATCAACCAAGCCCATTTTCACCAACAAGCTAGCCTGGTCATCTACACCAAGTCCAGCTAAATCCCCTGGACTTGGCATGTCACCCGTTGCATGACTTCCAGTAGAAGGCTCTATTACTTGTGGGGCCTTGTTCTGCCTGTTATCAACCTCAGTTTGAACGGCCTCTTTCACAAACCTTGTTTTTAGCCGCTCATACAAAGGATAAAGCACCGTTATATCAGCCTCATCCCATGCTCTTGCAATAACAGGGTCTTTCGCAGCCTCCTGCTGGATAGCCTGGATAGTCTTATCAAAGACTTCTCCGTCCTCTTGCTTGAGCCTACTAATAAGACCATACGCCCGAACAATATTATCGGCCAACCTTTCCCCATGCATTACCGCTTGATTAACAAGCGCAACATGCTCTGGATTCATTGGGTCAAAATCACCATACTGCTGCCTTATATGCTGTATGGCTTCAACCCGTGCAGCCTCCTTTATTTGCTCGGCATACTGCCTTATCTGCTCACCCTGAGCCACCTGCCCTTGACCTGAAACCCGCTTGATAGTAGCGGAAACCACTGGCCTTATATTTTCAGGCACTCGCTCAAGGTCTATTTCGTTTATTTTTTCATCATCAGCAAGAAGCTGTTCTAGCTCCTCACTGGTATATTCCTTCTTTTCGGTGGCCTGTTTTTGTTCAACAGATTGCCCACCCTGTCCTTCTACCTGTTGGCCTGATTGTACCTCCGAACCATCTTGCTTGTCAACCTGCTGTTTTTCCTCAGTTTTTTCTCCCAAATCTTCTGCAACTAAACCTTCTGCCAAATTTAGAAATTCATCCATTACTTACCCCTTATTGTCTTCTATTTGCTTATCAATATCATCCAGAGCTTGCTTTGTCAATTTAACTCCCTGGGAAAGAGATTTTATATATTCCCACAAATCAGATAAAGCATCATGCTTAATCCTAAGCCTTATCATCTTCTCGCCCGCTCCTGGTTCATTAATATCCAATGTTTTCCATTCCTGCCTGATTTGTGCCTTGACCTCCTTGATATAATCCTTGAGTGCTGATACCAAATCCCTGGCCTTCAATTCCTTGGCCAACCGTTCCGCTAACTCTTTCCTGACTTCCCATAATGTTGCCATTTTGTTGTGCCTCCGCTGGATTCTGATCTATATATTTTTCAACTGCCTTTAATCCAAGAGTCTCATAATACCTAACAAGCAAATTGTAAAAACCCTCCCTGCTCATATACCCCTGTTGTATCAAGACAGGAGCCATTTCAACAGCCCTTTCCATTGCGGCAATTTCTTTCTCCTTGCCACCAAGTAAAGCCGAAGGCTCTACTACAAAATGAAACTTGCCCTGTAAGTCATCAGGCATTATCTGCAAAGGTCTGCTGGCCACTCTAATTACTTGCTCTTGCCTGATAAATCTCTGATTAAGGCCCACCATAAAACGAAACAAATTACGAATACCTGTTTCCGCAAACAAAAGGGCTATCAAAGCAAGTCTCTGTTGACTTGCCTGCATTATTTTCATAATGCCCGTTGCAGTTTTATTGAGGGCCTGTGCATCCAACCCCTGGCTATACCTGGTAACACCAGTCCGATTTTCCTTATCCACCTCCAACATTTCCATGACATTAAATGTCCATGGGGCCAATGGTGGCGTCTCCATGGGCTCAACAGACCTTAAATCTCCCACACGAATTAACTGCCTATTGGTAATTATATCAGATACATTTACCCCTGCCCCTTCTAGAATTTTCATCCTAGGATTATTTACAAGAGACAAATTCAAAAGAACCTGTCTCATTATTCCAGTTTTTGCTTTTTGAATATCATCAATGATATTGGCATAAGACTTACCCTCTGGCTGATATGGCTCAACCATTGGAGACAAGGCAAAGAAAGGTTTGCCTCCAAAATTATTTTCTTCAACCCTCAACAACTGCCCATTACATGTGGTAACAATAACAGACTCAAGTAATCCATCACCATTGATGTCAAAATCAAAATAACTTTCATAAAGAACAGTTTTTGCACCTGGTGTCCCCCTTTTATCTGGCTCATCATACTGAATAATCTTAGCTTGAACTTCTGACTTTAAAACATCATCAGTAATCTCATCTTCTTGAATCTGCCTTATAGCCTCTGCCGTTGCCATGGCATCAAAAATTCCATTGCGAGCTTGCTTTCTGAGAAAATCAACCGTTACTTCTTTTCTATGGCAAATAAAAGAACTTTCATGTAAATCAAGACATTTAGGGTTATATAAACACTCCCACGGGGGCAATGGAGCTATTTTGGGAAAAGAAGCGTAAGAACGATTAACCAAAACAGTAACCCTCACCAAGCCATTTTCTTGGAGATATTCTACATTGGCAACAGTTACATTTGGATTGCTATTCACAAGAGATAAATATTCTTGTGGAGATAAAACCAAAACCCTCTTTTCATTCCTGGAATCTTCATACCACCATGCCTTAACAATGCCAAGAGAAGCAATTAGAGCATCCTTAAACCACCGATAAAAAAGAATAGTGCTATTATTAAGAGTCTGTAACTGAAAATCCAATAGTTTTTGATTAACCTCTGCTGCCTTCTCACTAGAAGCATCATAAGGCACTATTGATACAACAGAAGACGTGTTGCCAAAAACATTCATCAAAGAAGGCAGGGCCCACTCAACTGCATTGGCAACATCCTTTGAAACATAATCGGATAACTTGCCTAAGCGTTTGAAAATAGATTGATAATATTTGGGATCAGCCTCATAAATCTGAAAAGCTTCCAAAATAGCTGGTGCTCTTACGTCATCGAAATACTTTTTCGCTGCTGTTATTTCAGCATCTACAATATCTAAAAGTTCTTTTTTCTTTTTAGCATCCATACTTTCTCCTTAAAAGAACTTGCCAGCTATGAAACCCAACACACCACCAATAACCGTATAAACACCAAGCAAATACATTATCTTTTTTTCAAGCTTGGCAAGCCTGTCTTCCAAAACCTCAAAACCCCTTTCCAGGCCATCAATTCTCTCTTCTAATCCCTTTACCAACATATTGCAGGATACCGAACAAACATCTAGTTTTCCCAAAACATCCAAAACCCTTTTGTCAATCGCATCAACCCTTTCTGTAAGTTCCTTACCAAAACCACAACCACCTCTATCAAGCAATTTAATTACTTCTGTATTTGCCATGATACTCTCCCGTTTTCTCTTTTTAATATCCTACAAATACAATCATGGCAAGTTTACCATGTACCAATAGAGGGAATATCATAAGCAGATTCATTGCCTCCTGCATAGAAATTGCCAGCAAAAGTTAAAGAACAAGCATCAACCCTATTAGGGCTTTCTCCCTCGGTATCTCCCTTTGAAATAATTTTTAATCTACCCCTAGAATCTGGCTCAATCAGAACAGAACAAAGCTCCTTAGCCAAATTGCTATCATCTGGCAAAACACCACCACGCTCAATAAATTGCCTTAAAGCATCATACATTTCAGCCTTCTTGTTTGCGTACTTATCTGGGTCTTGAGCCTTAGAGCCAAAAAAAACACCAACCACATTAAACCCCATATCACGCAAATAAGATACTATTCCCGTTCCCCAACCATAATCCACAAAAACTATTTTAGGCTTAATGTGATAAAGATGTTGAGCAATCTTCTGTGCCATTGCCATGTCATCCCTTACAGGCACAATAGGAATTAACGGCAAAATCTGTTGCCCTTGCCTGGTAGCAATAACAGTTAAATCATTTGCCCAACCAACATCAATGCCAGTAATCTTAACATGATTACTGGGCTGGGCTTCTCTTGCCATGGCCTCATGTACCGTATCACAATCAAACATGGTGGCCTCTAAGACGTCTATAAACTCACCATAAATCTCCTGCCTTACAACAGATTTTGGCATTGTTTTAATGAATTCATCAATAGATTCTTTAGTATTAAGCGGGTTATCATAGGTAGTAAAATGAAAATGCTTCCATAAACCAGTTTTATCAGTCTTGGCCATTTCGCAAATCTGATAAAACTTATGTAAATCACCACGCCATCTTTTACCCTTTGGCGTCCCGCCCACTATCAGCAAAGAATTAGGATTATCCAAGAGCATAGGAGCTACAGCGTTTTCATAAAGATAGGTATCCCTTAAAATAATACCAGCTTCATTGAGAATGATAATGGGATAACCAAACCCCTCCCAATTCATCGGCCTATCAGCAGAACGAAAATCAATAACAGTTCCGTTAATTTCTAATTCAGATGCTTGCTTTCTATACTCCCACCTAACACCAAAATCCCTTTCAAGCCACTTTAAAATTGGCTTAAAATACCTCTCCACATACCTGATGTTATTAGACGCAATAGTATCCCCCCAAAGCACTTGGTCAATATCTCTATTTGTTATAGCCTCTATAATCAAAAAAAGGGCAAGGCCGTAAGTATATCCTAATCGCCTGCCCTTTTGAATAGCTATACGCCTATATTTCTTGGAAGCCTCTAAAAAAACCTTAGCTTGCCAAGGCAAAATACCTAAAACACTATTCTTCTTCAAAAAGCTCTGACCTATCGCCTATAATTTTTAATTCGAGAACCTTCTTTTTATTCCTTTCTTCATCCTGCAACTTCTCGCCACCTCTCGATGAAATCCTATTAAACTCATTAATAGACAAAAAGGCAACAGCCTTAAAATCCAGCATTTTCTTAGAGGCCCTATCAAGATTAATATAATCTGCTGTTGCTTTAAACCAATCAAACAATTTCGGGGCCTCGCTTTTCCATTTTGACATTTCTGCATCAGAATATGACACATAAGACTGTAAGCCACCCAAAGAAAGTAACGCCCCCGCACTAATAGCTCTAAGCATATAATCCATAACCATCTTAGATTTTACTTCGTGTGGAATAGCATAAATTAACTGCTCATAAAAAGTCGGCTCTAAAGCTTCATTCTTGCCCATACTTACCTCCAGCACAAATCAGTATAAATACTAACCCCATCATTACCAAACCAATTTCACAACCCCACCAACATTGCACTCACAATCAAAAGAGCAAACAAAAAGAAAAGCCTTAAAAAAGCATGTTTACAATCCATTTGAGATAAACCCTATCTACCATTCATTTCCATTTACTTCCCTATAATAATTCTGCATACACATAGGACAAAACATATATTTTCTATGCCCACCTCTCACACTTCTTGAAAGATGGGCATTAGTAGCACTTGCACACCTAATGCAAAATTTTTGCCCGCATCTCTTACAAGACACAGGATCATAATCATGTTTACCATACTCCATCTCACACCACGATGCTGTGCCACCATGCTCCACAAAATCAATCATACTATCCCAACAACCACCAATAACAACAATAGCATCACGCCAATCTTTATTATCAAACCTATAAATATATCCAGCTAGTATTGACGTTCTTTCAAGGGCCTGCTCTTCCATTGCCTTCAAAAATCCATCGGGAAAAACAGTTCCATCTGCTGTATTACCAAAAAATTTCTTAATAATTTTATCCTTTATCATGTTACCTCCATAACGGCGGGGCCAAAGTCTGTTGCTGGAATCTTTATTTAGCATACGCACCGCAAAGCAAGTGCCAAATGTATGCCTTATGTTTGCATGGCCCCGCCTAAAATTATTGCCATAACATATTCGTAACCCTTACCACGGCTTCTGGTTGAAAAAGCACACTTAAATATTCAATAGCTCTCTTAACATCCTCAACATCTATCCGCTTGCAACTAGAAACCTCAATTCTTATATATCGTTTTTCGGGCCATGTATGCACACAGCAATGACTTTCCAAAAGACCAATCATACCAGTATGCCCCACAAGGCCTGTACCGTTAACAGGAACAGTAAAAATTCCCATACTACCACCTATTGGCTTTAAACCTAAGATTTTAGGCACATTCTCCAAAAGCCCTCTTACAATAGAATATCCAGTGGCTTCACGCTCTAATATATTTTCAGATAAATAAACATCGAAACCAATCGTTTCCCCATTAATTCTATTCTCTGACATAAATATACCTCCTTTTTGCTTTTATAAAAACTAACACCTGGTAACAAGAACCAGTAATACAATACAAACGATTGCCCCTTATTAATAATTCTTTTTTACAAGTAGGACACCTTTTCACTGATTTCAAAACACCTTCACTTATTTTTGCCACCTTCCCCCTGCACAAATAACGGTACCACCTTTTTATCAAAATAAACTGGGGGCAAAAGCTGTTGCTTCTGTTCATCAGTCCAATACTCATCCCTGGGGCATAAATACTGATGCCAAAGTGGAGTAACCACACCTCCATATCTATCCCAACAAAAAAAACATTGCCCCACCCTTACCATATTAGGGCAAGCAGAACATTTTTTCCATCCAACCATTTTGCCTTTCGCCCTAAGGGGCAGGCCATCATCATCAAATTGAACGCTAAAAATAAAAGCAATAGTAAACAATATCCCCTTTGCTCTCACGGCCCTTCCTCTTGCTAATAAGTCAGCACCAATTCTCATTAAAAGTCCCTCACCCCCCTGAGTAAGAAACTCTTCTCTCCAATTAAATTTTTCACTCCATGGCATATATTCATTGATAATTGTAGCAACATCAATATTACTTGCCTTAATCATAAATTTTCTCCTCTATTTCTTTTTTTATGGCATCAGAAACATTTAAACATACCACATAAAAAGCAAACGGAATATTTGGTTGAGCCTTGTCTTTAAAATAGCAAATCTTCATGTTGTTATTGCAAATAAACGACTCTAAATAAAAGGGCCTATATTTCTTTCCTATGGAATTAACAGAAGGTAGGTACACATCATAAACAAAAACCCATTCATTTGGCTCTGAAAAAATATCAGGAGCAAAAACACCAACACCACAACCATTTACATATACCCTGCCTAGAAAAATAACAGGTAGAGCATCAGAAATGGCATCAGCTATTGTAATTACACACTTACTAATTTCTTCGTCTCTTATTTCTCCAAATCCAGAAACATCTAAACCCCTTTTAGGCGGAAAGCCCTTCCATGCTTTATGAAAAACAATTCTGCCATCAGTGTAATAAGGTGTACCAACAATATTGTTAATCTTGAAAAATTGCTTGTATTTCATCTTTTACCTCCTGCCCCTATTATAAGACAAGACATTAATAATGTCAACTCAGAGTATGGCTTAAATTAACAAGGTTTTTAATCATAAACTCAAAATTCTTATAAAAAATGAGCAGGAAGAAAGGGAAAAATAGGGGGGAATTACGAGAAACATAATATGTAACTACCTGAAATAATTGATACTTTTTTATTGATATTTGTAAGTTATTGAAATTATTAAAGAATTACTAAGAAAAAAAAATGGCTTGTAAGTTATTGAAATCATTAAAGATTAGAGCGTCAACCTTTATTATATTATATATATATATAAGGGGTGACGCTCATTTATCTAATAAAATCAGATACTTACAAACCAAATTTTAATTTTGGTACATTTATGGTTTTCTTAATAATTTCAAATACTTATTAAAAATTGCTCTATTTTTTTTAATAATTTCGCTTACTTAGGAATGTTACACTTAGAAAAGAAAGAATAATATTTTACTCTATGGTGTCATTATTTATTGCTTTTTAAATTCTGTTTTTAGCACTTCTTTAATTTCATCAAGATTCATTTCCTCAAGCCAAGGATACCTCTCCCTTATTTCCTGCCTATTTGCTAAGAGCATGGGATATTCCTGGATTATGTTTTTTAAGCCAGATAATGCCGTAGAGCCATTATAATTTTCGTTATACCCACAAAGGGATATAAACCCTATGTTCCTTTGCGTGCTGTGCCTAGAATTATGCAGGTGGCAATTATACAGCCAAAAATGGGAAAATGAGAGGTGTTTACTTGTCTTAATTAAATCTTTGATTTTCACATTTGGGCAACCTTCCAATATCCATGCCCTTGTTATATCTAGACCAAGAGCGGTTTTAATGGTTTGCATGGCTAATTGGTTGCCTTGATATTTATCAATGTTTAATATTTTTTTATTCATACATCCTTCAATGAAGGCTTTTATATGCAAGGGTGAAATTAGTTCCACTTGTTTTTGTTCATCATGTGCTTGAAAAATAAACCTTATCCTACCAAGGGCTTGGATTATTTCTGCATGATCTAGCATTAAGGCCATATATTTTTGGGAAAATTTTAAAAATATATCTTTGGCAGTTTCATCTTTTATCGCTTTGGCAATCTCAAAGCCTCTTAGCCTTGCCATGTTATTATAGATTAGGGCCATGCTTACTTTGGGGCCTATGTAGTGTCCAAGAACAAGGATACAACCCTTACAATTTTTATACTTATCAAGTCCTCTAATATCTCCGTAATGTCTAAGGAATATTTCTGTATCTTTGGGCATGTTTCTTTTGGATGTTATGGCCCTGGCAAGCTCTGGATTATCTGCAAGGATTTTTTTTGTAATTACAAGCACTTTTCCACCATTGTTAGCAATATTTCTTGCTCCTGTTCTAATGCATTTTATAAGCTTCTTTTTTTTGCGCTTGTCTCTTAATATCTTTTCCGCCTCTGCTTTCCCCCCTTCCCATTGTGTGTAATTGATGTTTAATTCTTGTTGCACCGTAATATTTTTGCTCACTAGAATTTTTCTTTTTCTTGCCATAAATGGTGCTGTTGCATCCAAGATAATTGAGGGGTGGTGAATTTCTCTAGTGATCCCGTAAGGAATATAAATTTGGTTTTGATATTTTCCTTTTTGTCCGAAAAAAATCGTTCCATTTACAGGGCTTGCCTTAACAACAGACCAAATCTCTGATGGAATCAGGAATTTCATTTTAAGTTTCTTTTTTAGTAAGTTCTTATGGTGAAATATTCCTGCTTCTTTTAGTTCTTTTTGTCCTCTTATTATATAGACAGGAGTATCCCCCCATGTAATAAAGTCATTAAAAGTAGATATGTTATTGTTTGTTTCAGAGGCTATAATAGTTTCTTTATATGTTTTTAATTTTGCTTCAATAACTTGAAGCATTTCTTTTGTCTTTGGAAGTTTAAGTAAGCAAGTTTGTTCTACTTGTTGTATGATGTTTTGCAAGTCATCAAAGTTTATACCCTTTATTTGCACTTGTGGTAGTTCGTCATATATTAATGTTGCTCTGAATTTTTTAACTTTCATCATGGTCTTAGCAAGGGCATGAGTAGTAAAAACAACTGGTTTATCTTTGGCTTGCTCTATTCGTTCTTTGAAGGGACATTTTTCTTTACAGTTTGGACACAAGAAGTCTGAGGGGTTAATCCCGTTTTCTATTAGGTGACTAAAGAAAAAGGGGTCATGCTTGCACTCTTTTGGCTCCCTGCCAAAAACTATAATGCCTTCTGTTTTTTTTAGGCCCATATTCAAGGCCCTTTCGTAAATATCCGTAGCCAGTTCTTTTGTTGGGCAGGCCATTATTACGTCATAGGCAGTGGTGTCATCAATGATAGCTTCCAGGATTGCGTGTGTTTTACCCAGTCCAGTGGGCATGGAAAGAATATATGATTCTTTTAGCGGAGCGGATTTGATTAGTAATTTTGCTATTCTGGATGCCTCTGCCCTTGCTTTTGTTAGATCAAATGCTTTAAAGGGCTTGACATTGAATAGGTGTGTGTTTATCTTCTTTTTCAAAGAAAACAATCGTTACCTCCTTTCTTGATTATTTTCTTTGGAGGGGAAAATCTTCCCCTCCTTCCCTTTTTTAACATTCCTGCAAACCCAATTTATAACATTTCTCCTGTAATTGTCGTTATCATAATTCGCTCTCCATTCTCCAGGGGATTTTCCCATTCTATCGCAATTTTTCATAACTTCTCTTAATTCTTGCATCATTTCCTTACGGCTGTATCCATATTTTCTCATTGCAATAGCAAAATCAAGTATTTGCTTGTGGTGGCCTTCTGCTCCTATTTTTTCACGTTTTTCTTTAAGAATTTTTTCTATCATCCTATTATTTTGTTGTTTTTTGGGTATGATTGAACCGTCCTTGTTTTTATGCCATAAGCCTTTTTGGGTGAAAATTTTTTCTCTATTTTTGATATATGGCAAGTGGGGTCTTAGGTAGGAAAAATCAAGGTCTTGTCTTTCAGATAATTTTTCTTCTTTGCCATAAGGTGAGTATTCAGGTGGCACACATCCATGTCTGATCCAATGGATAAGGTAGATATTATCTAAGTCTTTTTGGGTTACCCATGACCATTCATTGCTATATTTTTTTTGAAATGTCTTAATGTTAAAATTTGTTTCCCATGCCAGTTTTTCTAGCTTTCTGTCCTTTTCCCACGCTATTTGCCACCATGTTTTGGGTTTTGGTGGATTTTCATAGACATTCCTTTGCCAGCTAATTTCACTAACATCAAGGGAATATCTATTTAAAATGCAAGCAGGATATTTTCTTTCTATGATAAAGGCTCTTTGGATTTTGTTTTTTTGTGATCTTAGGTCTTTTGGCGGACTTATTGCTATGGGGTGGCAGTGTTTATAGATGTTTGTGTCTATTTCTGGGAATCTGTTTTTACACGCCATAGCTGTTCCTATGATTTTATTTAGGTGTACCCCTGGTATTAGCTCCCACCAAAGACGAAAATAATACTTACCTTCTTTACCAGGAAGGCCCTGGCTTGCTGTAAACTGTACTAGGCACCTACTTTCTGTTAGTGTTTTTATGGGTAGCCTTTCAAGAAGTTCCATGGGCGATAGTTCGGAACCATCCACATCCATTACAAGTAGGGTTTGCAAATCAAAACTATGGATGATATTGCGTATAACCCATGTTTCTTCATCTGTTATCTGGACATCCTCTCCCCTGATAAACCAATCAACAAGTCCCATTTGCTTGTTTAAAAGTGGGGGCCATTCTGGATGCTCTTCTATGGGATATTTAATTCTTCTTAATTTTCCCGTTGTGTACCAGAGAGGCCACCCATAAATAAAAATCAAATCTCCTGGATTATTCATTAAGAGTAAAAGGGTATCTAGGTCAAGGTAGGTAATTTCCCAATCATAGAGCACTGGAAATTTTGGTTTTTGTGTTGTTCCATCTGGCAAGATTATTTTGTTGGCGTTTTCTGGTTTGCCTGCTCTTAGTAAAATATGATCTCCATATCTGGGTATAGCCCATCTTTTAAATTTAGGGTCTTGTATTTTATCGAATATTTTCAGAATGTTACTATGCGTTACAGAGTCGATCAGTTCATCATAGGGGTTAGGACGGCTTAGGATTTGGTTGATTAAACTCATTGCATCCTCTTTACACATAAAAAAAGGCAGCATCCAAAAGAATACTGCCTTTTAATTGTTTGGCTATATTTTTTATTTACCAGAAATAAAGCCTGTTTCCTTTTTTTCAACTGTAAAAACATTGGGGCTCTGCCCGCTTTTTTGCATTTCATCAAGCTCTTTTTGGGCTTTTGCGGTAAGCTCTTTTTCATCTGGGCTCAGAAAGGCAAGGGCATTTATGAGCCCCTTTAAGAGCTTAATTTGGTCATCTTCTTTGCTTCCTTGTATTATTTGCCTGAAAACATCTTCTGGCAAATTACTAAAGGCTAGGCATATCATGCCATTATCTGTTAGGGATACAATTTCAACCTTTAAAAAGGTTTTTTGTGCATCAAAAAATTCTTTTGCCAATACTTTGATTGCGTCGCCTGCGTTACGAACAAATTCATCTTTTGATTTTTGGTCTCTGATCCTGTCTTTGCTCATAGTGTTACCTCCCATGTTTTTTGTAAGTGTATCAGACCAAGGCAAATGGCGTCTGCAGCATCAAATGGCATTTCTTTTTTCTTGGTCTGTATGTTAAATATTGTCATTATTTCATCTCTTGTCAATCTTTTTTTCTTGTTACGCTTAATTTTGTCTTTAGTGCCTATTCTCTCCTTAATCCATTTTGTTATTTCTTTTACATCAAAGATGACAAGCTCTATATCTTTGCAAGCACAATAGCCTTCCACGAAGCCATAAAGTCCGTGTAAGAAGGTTAATATGGGGCTTTGTAGCTTAAAACTGCCTGATGCTGGTTTTTCGATTATGATTATATCGGGTTCTTTTTGATCTATTAATTCTTTGATTTCATTTGGTTTTTTAAGCCTTTTTACTCCCCACTTCATAAGGTGCGGGCCATCAAATATGGCCCACCCCATATTTTTCCCTGGATCAATACATAGCCTTCTTTTAAAAGGGTAGTTCATCGTCGTCCATTTCTGGGTCTGCTTGTGCTCCTGGGTCTAGTGGTACGTCATCGCCAATGGCTCCATGTTTTAGGCCATGGGTAAAGGTAATGATTTCCCTGGCATATAGGGTTACATAGTATTTACCTTCCCACTCTCTGCCTATCGGCTCATATTCAACGCAAATCGCCATGCCACTTTGGATGAAATCTTCTACTTCCTCTTTAAGATTTCCCCAAACCTGTATGGGAACAAGAATGTCTTCATATTCTACTTTTCCACCTTTTTTGTAATACGGTTTTGTTGTGGACAGAATTACATTTAAATAACTGGTTTTACCTAATTGGTTTTCTTCTATCTTTTCTATTCTCCCCACAAGAAAACCTTTGTTCAGGTATGCAAAACTCATTTCTTTTCCTCCAGTGTTCTTAGTTTTTCTTTTGCCTTCTTTTTAACGGCAAGATATATTTCTTTGTCATTTTTCCTTAGGTTTAACATTAGTTTGGTTAGGTCTTCTTCTGTTTTGCATTGCTCTATTTCTTTTTCCGTTTTCTTTATTTTTTCTTGAAGTTTTTCTTCTTTACTTTTTTTCCAGTTTTCATCTTTGTTTAGGCTATCACTATCTTCTCCATCGTCTAGTAATAGCAGGTTTTCTAGTGCATATTTTGCACTATATGATTTGGCTGTTCCTGTTGCCTGGGCTTCATCCATTTTTTTGCGAGAACAATCGGGGATTTCCGCCCATGCTTCTGTTGTGGTATTGCCGTATGGGGTGTGTAGGCAGGCAATGCTCCTTACAAAAACTTTGCCTCCAACCTCTTTTACTTGGCTATCAATGGTAATCAGACAATTTTCAGGTAGGATCGGTTTTACTGCTTCTAATATATCCTCACAAGAACGATAATAAAAGCCTCCAAATTTATTGTATCGTCCCTTTTTTACGGCAATGTTTTTTTGGATTTCTTTTAATATGCCGTACTTTCTGGCTTCTCTTTCCAGGGTGTCCATCTTTTTTATTGCAGATAAATCCATATTCACCTCCCAAAAGAGGGGCTTATTAACCCTTCTTGTTGTTAGTGTATTTCTTGTCCTTGTAATTTTGGAGCAATAGGGCTGTCATTTACGATATAGTCATTAAGCCCCTTCCAGGCTTTTTCAATGGCTGGGCCTATTCTCTCCAAAAGTGGCCTTGGTAGGTCTTTGTTGAGTCTGGCAATTTCCAGTGCACCAATCATTAAGCTATAAACTTGCTCTTGATGTGAATGGGTGCTAATATGGGTAAATATTAAGTCTTTGGCGCTTGTTACTGGCTTGCAGTTTTTTAAGTCGCCTAAAATAGTAGTTTCTGCCTCCATGCCTATAAATTTTAAAGCTTCCATGGCTATTATAATGGCTTCTTTTGCAAGGTTTGCCAATTCTTTTTTGTCTTCCTCAAAAATTGGCAGGTTTTTTAATCTTTCTTTTCTGGTTTCCAAGATTTTCTTGGCGTTTTTTTCGATTTTTTTGGCATCCATTTTTGTTGCCTCCTTTCGTTTTTTTTGTTATATTCACCATAATAATAATAATCTGTGTTGTCAAGATTAAAATTTAGGAGGCAGAATATGAGTAATATCAGAGAGATTTATAATCCAAATGACAAAAGGTTGAGGCAAAAACGGTTTTTGACCAAGTGGGATTATTTACAGTATTTCCATGAGGGTGAAAAATGGGGGAACCCTGATGCAATGGAAGCATTTCTTTTGACTTCTTTAGATAGGATGAGGGATAAGGTGGGCTATCCCTTTATTGTTCTTTGTGGTTATGCTACTAAGGGCCATGTTGAACATAGCCAGCATTATTTGGGCAGGGCTGTTGATTTTTATATCAAGACATCTGATTTGTCTTATACAACACAAATAAATAAGATAAGACACTTTCTCCGTAATACCTATGTTGCAACTACATGGGGCAGAATACCGTTGCAGTATTTTTGTGGTTTTGGCATATATCCGCAGTGGAAAAAGCCTGGATTCCATTTTGATACTAGAGGCCATAAGGCAAGGTGGAGCTATTTAAATGGTAAATATCGCTCTTTTCAGGCAGGAATGAGATACGTTAGAGAAATGGGCTTATGATTAATCGCCATAAGAGTAAGCAGGCATATTTAAAGTGGCTTGCTTTTAAACGCTTAACGGCAAAAGAAGCTATGTATGCCAAGTGTTATACTTGCAGGATGAAAGAAACCATTTGCAGGTTTTCTTGCCCGATAGGTGTATATTTGATAAAATGGGGAAATGAAAAGGATAAGCGAAACAGTTCTGATTAAATATACGTTACCAAAGGTTAAGGATTGGGATACTTTTCAGTTTTTGATGAGAAAAAAATTAAAAAGGAAGGGAAAATGAAATACTTTAATTGGACTGTATTGTTTGGTGTATTTGGTGTGTTTTCGGAACAGCTAAAAGAAATTGCCTCTGATCGTATTATCACGGTAGATGAGGCAATCAATTTACTTAAAAGCGTTGTGGATAAGTTGGGCTTTGGTGATAAGCCTCTCATAAAGCTATGAAAAAATGGTTACTTGAAGCTGCGATAAAATCCCTGCTTTGGATAGCCTGGAAGGTGTTGACATCCAAAGCAGGGCAAAAACATTTAGGCAAGGTTGATTAATAGGACATTGCTTCTATTAGCTTGATTTCATCCAATTCCTTAAGTGGTAAATCTGCGTAATCTCCTATCCCAAGGTTTCTTTCGATAGCATCTTCAATTTCAGGGATTATGTCATCATCCGTAACTTCCCACTCATCTACTGGCCTTCCTGCCTCATCCATTACCTGTTCAATCTCGATGTTTTTGATATAGGGTATTTCTTGGATGTTAGGATCAAGGCTCAAACTGGTGGTGGGCCCTCTTTTTTGTTTGGTATCAATTTCATAGGTGCCAGTTACCCATAACCTTTTGGCCTTTTTCCCATGCATAACAGTAATATCCAAATCAAATTCATATTTGCTCATTTTTGTTACCTCCTTTTTATTTTACTTTAAATGTAAGCATTATTGATTTGAGTTTCAAATCTTTGCGGGTTCAGGATTATGGAAAATACTTGGTTGGGTTATTGATTGAAGTTTTTTGATGATTATTTTGTACTTTTTCTTTTTTTCTCCAGCTTTTAAAACTCTTTCTCTTATTTCTTGCATTTTTCTTGCATATTCTTTTAAATACTCCATGAGCCTGTCTATATTGTCTTGATTCCAGGCTGTGCACTCCAGGTATAGTTCCAACATCTTGTTTTTATTGGTCAAGAAATCAACAATTTCCTGGTAATCCACTTTTGCTTGTCCATGTCCGCCTATTGCTGTCATCTCTGTTTGTGCATCTGCAATAGCCCTTTCTATAATAGACCATATGAGTAAGTGTTCCCCTCTTTCTTTGGGCCTTATTTCGTCCATTGGTAACAGTGCATTTAGTGTTTTGAGCATGGCGTTTTTTAATGGCAGGGCCTCTTTCTTAATTATTTCTCTCTGTTCCTTGCTCCTACTAAATTTAGCGGTTGCCATGTTTTTGCCTCCTTGCGCCAATAAAAAACAAGAAAAAGATTACTAGGTTATAAAAGGCCAGTTTCCAGTCATGCCAGTTATAACAGTGGAAAGAAAGAATAAAAAAGATTATTGCCCATAAGCTTATAATATAAATCCAGTCCAACATGATTACCTCCTTTTATTTTTGCCATAAGGACATACCTCCCAAAGTGCACAAGAAGATAATTGGCAATCGCCTATTCTGTTTCTTATCCTGTTTGGGCCTATGCACTCACGGCAATTTGGATTAACAGTGCATAGCGTGTGAATTGAGTTTTTATTTTTGGTTTTATTATGCACTCTGGTAGTTTTTGCAATCATTTTTCGTGATCCCCTTACTGTGTGGTCTTACATGCCACAGGGGGCAGTCGAACACTTGGCAGTATTTTGTCCTTTTTGTCCAGTTCTCCCTACCGTTGCACTCATAACATTTAGCATTAATTGCAAGACGCAAGGAATAGGGATTCTTTTTCAATTTTTCCAGTGGGTTTTGTTTTTTGGCTCTTTTCTTTTGGGCCTTGCTTTTATTTTTCATTTCTTCCTCCAGGAAATAAGTCTGTGCTGTTATTTTTTAGAGCTTATTTAAACAAGGGTAAAATCCTATATCTATTGGCATATCCGTTTAAAATAATAGCTCTACAGCATTAAAATTGGAACGCTTGGCATTTTCTTGTTTAGCCTGTGCTCCCAAAGCCGTTACTTCCTCTTTCGCTGTTTGGTAGATTCTGTACTCTTATCGGTTCTCCGAGCCAACAAGGTGAAATGACAAGCTGTGCTATTCTGTCACCTTTTTTTATGTACCAGGGACGATCAGATAAATTGTGTGCTATTATCCATATTTCCCCACGATATCCAGCATCAATAGTGCCAAGTAGTACTGAGTATCCTTTAGCTGTTAACCCGCTTCTTGGCCTTACGGTAGCCTCGTATCCATAGGGTAGGGCAATAGATACTCCAGTAGGTATTATGCCTATTTTTCCAGGATCAACAATAGCATCGCAAGAAGCTCGCAAGTCCAGCCCTGCATCATCAGCGTATTGTCTTTTGGGTAGCAGAGCATCATCAGAACAGCGAATAAATATCTTTGGGGCACATACCTTGGCTCTTACTTGCTCTATCAGTTTGCGTATAAAGGCAATGGAGCAGGCACATTCTATCTTGCCTACTCCTTCTATCCAATCGCCTACTTTAATGTTCAATGGTTTATCACTTAAAATGTCTTTCCAGTATATCTTATTTCCCATTTTTCTTTTGCCTCACTTTCCTTTTTCTGCCGTTTTTATCTACTGTCACCTCTATCACCCTTATTGGTGGTAATATCCAAATGCCACTAAATAAGGCATGAGATACATCTTCATGCCCTCTATATGCTTTTATTTCGCCTTTTTGTTTGGTTACTATCATATCCAAGGCCTCATCTGTTACTAGGTTTAGGGCCTTTACCCATGAATCCAGGCCCTTATGTTGCTTCATAATCCTTCTTGGCGGTACGAAAAATTGAAGTTTGTTTTTGACTTTTACCGCCATGATATAACCATGCCACAAAAGCAAGGTCTCATTTGGCTTTTTTATGCTGATTAGGCCCCTGCCTCGCAAGGTCTTATCCTGCAAGAAGGCAAGGGCAACTTCCTTATTCGTTGGATATACTTTCATCGTCAAGTCGCCTCCATTTCGTTATATATCTTTCTCCCGTACAATCTTGGCAAGCAATGTATTTTTGTGGGATTTTTTCTCCAAAACGCAAAAAGTAATCTCTTTGTTGTTCCTCTGTGTATGGGCCCTTATATCCTCTCCTTTTTCTCCACTTGAAAAAACCTTCCCAAAGCGGATGTTCTACTTCTCCTGTGCCCTGGCAAATAGGACACTTTTGGACTGCCAGTATATAGGTTCCTTCTTTTTTAGGCGCAAAAGGTAGTGGTCTTATTTTGTCCATTGTTGCACCTCCACAAAAATAAGGGGAAACAGCAACGCCATTTCCCTCGTTAAATTTTATCTCCTACCTATTGGCGTTTCAAAGGTCATCCCAACGGGCTTGTAACCGCTAAGATTTGGCAGATAAGTTTTATAAGATTCTCCATTTGGCAGGCAGGTAAAAGTCTCATTCCATATCGGGTACATTTCCAGGCCTATTTCCATGTTACATTTTGCCAGGAATCTTGCACTTACATTAGTTGCTACGCCTCTTGCCTCAATTTCGATAGCCTTAAAATAATGTATTGCCATTTCGTTACCCCTTTTTGGTTAGTTTTTAATTAGTATCTGCATATCCATTTTTGTTTTCCAGGTAAGACGGGCTTTTCCCAATAAGGCAAATCTCTCAAAGGCCGTTTTTCTTTTTCGTTTACCTCAACTAGCCTTAACGTATCCCCGACATAGGCAGATGGCTCCAGAAGTAAGGTTGCCTTTGCCTTGGCCTGTCTGAGTGTGTCTGCTTCAATAGGTTGCCAGCCGTGCAAATTGTTTGTTGACCAAATTGTTGCCATATACTTTTTCATTTTCATTACCTCCCCTTTCTTTTGGTTATAATGTAATCTCTATTATCACTATTGTCAAGGTTTATTTCAAATTTTTTGGGGTATTTTAAAATTATGCTAAGGGAATTATGTTGGTAGCGTAATTTTTGGGTAATTGGTTGGAAATGCTCATAAAATCAGGGAAACGGCCACCCACCGTTTCCCTGAAATTTTACATTTCGTGTTACGTTTCTAAGAATTGTGCTACCATATCTCCACTGTTTCCAAGGTGTGCTTTTTGGGATCAGGCTGGGCTGGGATTCCGTGAGTATAGGCATATCGTATGGCGTTCGCTTCGCTTCGTGTCTGATAGCACCTAAGTGGGCTTGTACCCCTTATCGGTATAGAGAGCCCATCCATATCAACGCTTACAAAATGCCAATTTCCACCCTGTCCAGGTACTAACCACTCTTGGACTCCAGTTTTACTTACATGTAAATAAATAGGTACAATATAAGGTAGTGCCCATATAGCTGACCATTCATTTTGAATCGCCTTGCTCCACTCTTTCCACGGTATCCAGAGACGGTCAATATGCACATACCATACCTGTTTGATTTGGCGTATCTCTATATCTTTATCTGTCAACCCATACTCATACAGCAAATGGAACAAACCGTTGAGTCTTTCCTTGGTTGTCTGTGTCCGCCAGCCCGCATCAGATAGCCAAATGTCATTATACTTGTTTAACGGTTTAGGGCCTTCGGTGCTTACTTTCTTCGCTTTAGCAATGGTATGTCCGTGCAAAATAAGCTCATGTATCCAGGCGTTTTCAGGGCCTTTTTTAATCTTTGCGACAGTATTGTCTCCCGCAAAGTGTTTGCCGAGGATAAAAGCTTTTACTGCTCTTCTGGTGATTTTCCTCATTTTCGTTATCTCCTTTTCTCTTTCTTTTAACCTTACTATAAACATCATTGTCACTATTGTCAATATCTATTTTTCAAAGACTCAAGCTGTCCGAGTAGAGATAAAAAGAAAAAAGTTAATAATTTCAAGTAGTTATGTAAAAATCAGGAAAAAGCTTGACTTTTGGCAGGTCTTTGTTAGGGTAGGACACGAGGTTTGTATTTCATTCCACCATACCACCCACTAAAAAGGCAGCCCCGTTTCGGCTGCCTTTTGCATTTAAATGCAAAGCGTTCAGGTTTTTAGTAAGGATAAACCATTTTGCGCCTATCCAGGCCGATTTGTTTCAAAGCAGCCCTTAAAGCCTTAACGTTTATTGGCCTGAACCCATATTTCATTGCCCACTCATTATAAGCTACAATTTCTCGCACGGCCTTATCCACTTCCCCTGCTCTTAACGTTTCATATATCAATTCCCGTTTCTTACGACTATATTCCCTCATATCTCTATAGCGCCGTTCATTTTCCCACATTTGGCTCTCCCTAGTGGGCACGAAACCAAGGGAACGTAAAAGAGCCTCTTTCTCTGTGTATTTAAAAGGCACAGGGCCCTGTTCACCGTAGTAATATCTTGGTACGCCTGTTCTTGTCCTTGCTCCGTAATCGTGCAAACGCACTGCCTTAATTACATTACGCACTACGGCAGGGCTTATTTTTTCTGCTCCCATGGCAATACGATATGGGTCTTTGGTTTCTGCTCCTGCCACTATATCCTTTAGTCCAGTTGCCATATTAAGAATAGTGCTACCAGTGGCCCCTAAAAGCTCATTCAACATATCCTTAGCACTTTCCACGTTGCTGAACGGAATATCTATCTGCAATGAGGGGCTTAAATCTATGCCAACAGCAACAGGTAAACCTCTGTTTATTACCATAATTGCCTTGTCGCTTAATCCTGCCTTTTTCAACTCACTATCAACATCAATCCCATAATCCTTACGCAAGTGGTGTTTTATGGCCTTGACGAACGGGTAAGCGGATAAACCACCCAATGTGCCTACCATTGCTATGGATTCCAGGAGTGCCTTATATTCCTTTTCATCTAGTAACTGTTTCCACAATGATAATAAGTGCAAAGTGTATTGTCTGAGCGTAAGCCAAGTCTTACCTAGTGGCGTGCTTGCCCATAAGGGCAGGTTGGCCTTGCCATACAAAAATTGTGTCTTATTTACTGCATCTGCTGCAATGTTCCAGGCTTCATCAAATGATTTGCCCGCTTTCCTTGCAAGCCTAAAAGCAGAAAGGAAAGTGCTACCCCTATTAAGATACTCTGAGCTTGATATAGGCAAAGACAAGATTTTGCCTACTTCCCTGCCCATTTGTGCTGCCCCTGTTTCAGCAGCAAGCATCTCCTCTACAAAGGGATCATCAATAACCTTGCGCCTTAACGCAAGCATAAAGGCTTTTGCTTCATCAGGCGCAAGATGCTTTACATCCTTCTTAATAAGGGCCTGGGCAGTATCTTTCATAGCCTTGAGCAAACCCCCTTGGATACCCTTTTCTACCCCCAATCTCTTGCCCAAAACCTTTAAGTAAGGATTGGCAGTTATAATATTCTGGGTTGCGTTCAAAACAGCAAAAGCAGGTTTGCCAGCAAGATAATATCCGTACGCAAGCTGTCTTAGCCCAGCAAAGGCTCTGTCTGTTTTGGTAGTATTTTCTAATATTCGCCTGGTATAGTCATTCAGGAATCTGAAAAGCTTAGGCTTCTTTAAGGCATCAAACTTAGACAACAGGTCTGCATAATCCTTGGCTGCCATTACTTTGTGCGTATAACCTGTAAGGCCACCAACGTATCTGGGTAACACCTTCAGGACATCATCCTCATAACCGCCTATCCAATAAGGGGAACGGTGCAATAAATGCCTGCCAAAGCCCCTAGACGCAAACAGCTCTCCAAGGCCCTCCCTAAAGGCTTGAGCCGATGCTTCATCTATTTTTCCTTTTTGCACAAGGCTATCCAATAATGCACCCACATTACTGGTGGCCGTTACTCGTTCAAACGGTGCACCCTCTGGCCACTCTCTTACAGGCTCTACTACAAAATCAATATTTTGTGCCCTTGTCCTAAAACCTGTCGGATTAAGGGCCTTATCCTTGCCAATAAGGGCCTCTAGTATTTTCTGCTTCTTGCCCTCCAATTCCCATGCTCTTGCAGGCTCACGCCACAAGGCCTTGCCATTAACTTTGTCTTTAGCAACTATCCAATATTTGCCCGCACTTTCTGGTCTTTGCCTTGGAAAGTAGCCCTTATTGCCAAACAGGATTCTTTTAATCGCCTGTCCAGCCTCATCTCTACTCATACCAAGGGTTTTGTAATGCTTGCCAATAAAAGCAGCCAAATAGTGGCCGCTAGTATCTACTACATTACGAATACGGTTATAAGCATCAATCACTCTATCTGACACATTCCAGGCTCTTAATTGCTCTTCTGGAATACGCCATGACACGGTTCCATCGGGCAAGATAACCTTCTTATTAAATCGTGAGTAAATATCACCCAACTTTATTACCTGGGCCAATATCTGTTTTTCATTTTTGTCCAGACCAGGCAGAGTAGAGCGGCCAAAGGCATCTATTACTCCCTTGCCTCCTGCATGAAGTATCCTAAAACTGTCTTCATGTCTGCCAAACATCCTAGCAATTTCCCTATCTAAAAAGGGCTTTGCCTCTGGATGCTTAGTGCTAATATATTCCACATTCGTTAAGAGCCTATCTACTTCTGATAAATCCTTGGCACCCTTGGCTATTTTCTTGGCCTCTTTCAGGCTTCTCCACAACCGCCTCAAGTATGCAAAGGTTTTATGCGTTCCAGCAACGGCAGCAGGGGCTTTTACACCAGCTATTTCCTTGGCAATTTTGCCGATTTTGTAAGCCTTACTTATATCACTGCCTGCTTTTCTAATAACACTGGTGCCAAGAGCATGGCCGAATAACCCTACAAGTAAGCCCGCTATTGGATGTCCACTTGCCGCAAGAGCCTCATCCCCTATTTCTGATGCCTCAATCAATCCTGCATCCTTTAAGCCTTCCAGTGCAGTTTTTGTTATCGCCCATATTGGCTTCCTGGCTAACAGTTCAGGAGCAATGACAAGCTCTGCTGCTGCCTCCGCTATGGGCAATTCCATTTGCAAGAAACGGCCCTCTACTCCGCCTTTCCATTCATGCCTGATTTCTTCTGGAATCTTATGTTCCAAATATTCCTTACCGTGATAAACATAGGGAATAAGCAGATCATTGCTTTTAACGCCTGCTATTTTCTTTAATACTTGAAGGCCCTTTTGTGGATTCTTTTTTACCTCATTTAAAAGGGCCTGCTTTCTATCTTCTGGCAGGCCCCTAAAATAAGGACTACTCTCCTCTAATCTTTTTCTTATGAGTGGCAGCGGAAAACCATATAGAGTGTTTTTCTTATCAATCCAAGGTGCATCCATTACTCACCTCTCAAAATTCTATCTAAATCATCTTCTGGCCCATATTCAGGTGGAGGCAACTTTGCCCATGGTGGTACAAAGGTAGCATCACCACTTTCATTAAGATACGGCATCATTGGTTGTTGTGACGCTTGATTCTGTTCAGATTGCACCACATCCGCACCCTCCGTAAGACCAAGGGCTTCCTTAACTGCATCCCATGCAGGATGTTCTTGTTCTCTGCTTGCTTCTGGTTCTGGCATAGATGCATGCATTGGAGGGGAAGGTGCCCCCACATCTCCGCCTATAAACCTATTTGCCTCTTCTATTAAAGCTGGTGACGTATTTGGCTTCCAAATATAACTATCCCCCCACGGGATTAAATAAGGGGCAAATTTGGGATTCATGCTCAATTCCCTGAGCTTGTTAAGCCTTTGCTTCTCTTTTATCTTTTCAAGATACCAAAGGCCGAGGGCCTGTCTATAAAAATCCTGGGTATTGTTTCCTGGTTTGTTAGGCCCTGGAATTATCTCCACCTCACCCGTCTGCTGGTTAATTTTTGCCAAAGCCCCACCACTACCTATGGTCTTAAAAAGATACTGGGCCTTATTAGGGTCTTGCGCTAATTTTCCTGCAAGGCTCATAGTTTTTGTGACCATATCAAGCTGTCCAGGGTCTATACCAGACTCAACGGCAGCACCAAGTAAAGCCCCCGCAAGCTGTTGTGGCCTTAGCTTATCAGAGTGCAAGATTACCTGGTTAAACATCTTCATAAAGTTTTCCCACTTTGCCTGCCTGGTAACATCCTGTTCATGCTGTAAATAAGCCTGTGTCTGCATTTCCAGCATTTTAGCCAAGGTACTAGCAAAGAGATTCTTATGAACATTCTCCCTAGCCATCTCTTCTGCGTACATTCGCCCTGCATCCCATGCTCCTGCCTGGGCTATGCCACGACCTATTGCCTTAGCCCCTAAAGCATAAGGGATAGCTCCTATTACAGCAGAGCCTAATCCTCTGATAAGGCTTCTCTTGGCTGCTTTATCTAAATCAGACTTAGGGTAAATAGCAGAAACATATCTTTCTGCTCTTTGCCTAGTTTTATTTAGGTTTTCTGGTTCAAGCACCAAATCCATTATACCCATAATACATCTCTCCTATACACCAAGGGCAATAGTATCTTCTGCCCATGCAGTAAAAGCATCTTGTATCCCATCTATGTTGACTTCTTTTATCCTTCTTGCCCAAAAAGAAGATATGGACAACGCACTCTTGATTCCTGCTTCATCCATATACTGAATATTGTTTTCTTTTGCCCATAACGCTCTACCTGGCAAGGCCCCCTCTTTCAAACAGGCAATCATAAATACCTGAACACCTCTCAAAACACCATCCGCCTTTATGGGCCTCACAGTCCTAAATCCAGCCTTAACAAGTTCCTTGGCTATGAATTTATGTAACTTGCTCATTAAAATACTGCCTGCCTGTACCACCAAAACACCATTTGGCCTTAAAATTCTGGCCAACTCTTTATATATGGTATCTGCACTAAATAACTTAGCAAGAGTAATGGTGGAAGGGTCTGGAAAATCAGCAAAAACCAAATCAAATTTGTTTTTCCTTGCCTTCTTAACCCATCTTTTTGCATCGTCACAATAGACCTTCACTCGTTCATCAAGCAAAGAACCACCATTAAGAGCCACTAAATCAGGATGTTGCTTCGCCATATCCAACATGGTCTCGTCTATATCTACCAGAGATATACTTGCCTGGGGTATTTTGAGGGCCTCCCTTGCAGCGCAGCCATCACCGCCACCTAAAATTAATGCTCGCTTAGGTACTTCATGCAGGAACAGCCCACCACCATGTATAGCAACTTCATGGTAAATCGGCTCTGTTATGCTATCCAATTGCACATAACCGTTTATCTCCAAGAGTAACGCAAGCTCTCCGCCTAAATCATGCTTGCTAACCTCTATTCTTTGCATATCACCTCCTTATAACATTGCCAAGCCAGCTAAAACACTGGCAGTAGTTCCGCCTATTCCCAATGAACCAAGTGTATCCGCTAGTAAGGTAGTCGCACCAGCAGTGCCCATGCCAGCAGCACCACTAGCCGCTGCTCCTGCGCCTATTCCAAGCATACCAAGAATTTTGTCCATTCCCCATTCCGCAACATTTCCCGCTGCCCTGCCAATAGCAGGAGCAAGAAACGAAATAAATGGAGAAGTGCCACCAGAATAAGTGGTGGTGGTAGTAGGTATCTGGTACCGTCCACTTATCATGTTACTCCAAAGACGGAATAGCTCTTGATAGGCAGTAGCCCTATCCCTCTGAAAAAGGTCATCCAGGACACCATAAGAAGCAATCCGCCTTTGCCAATCCTTTTCATCCATGCCCATAAGGTCTTTTAGGGCACCCCACCTATCCAACCACTCTTGCCTGTTTACTGTCCAACCAAATCTGGCAGTGTTAAAGGCTTCATTGAATAGCTCTTCTCTTATCCTCTCACCAAGGGCATCTCTTCTATATGCTTCATCAAGGTTCATTCCCTTGTTTCTAAGCCATGCGTTCAGGTCTCCAAGATACTTTTCAAGTGCTATCCTGGCTGCCAAGTTCTTGGCTGTAAGCCCCTGGGCTGCTGCTGCCCTCCTTAATTCCTCTGCACCAAGGATACCTCGTTCCTGCAGCTCTCTTGCCCTATCAAGCCACACCTTGCCAAGCCTTTCCATTGCCCTGGACGTTATGGTGCTGTTCACTACCCCACGCCTGGCAAGAGAATTAAGAATAGAACCTAATTGTTCCCTATAAGGCTCTGTTGCAACATAAGGATTCATTAACTTTTCAATAGCCTCTTTACTTGGCTGATAGGTGTTTTGAAGCTGCAATAGATTCAAAATATCTGTCATGCCAACATTAAGAGGCTTTATAGTAGCGGGTAGTTTTCCACCACCCCCGCTACCTGGTTTATGATAAGGTGTACCATAATTCAAGCCGTTAGAACCGCCAAATGTTGCGGGATAGGGGCCTCCTGTTACTGGTTGTCCAGGGCCCTGTGAACCAGCAAGAAATTCATCAACATTAAAATTTTTGCCGATAATTCCTTGGTTCATCAAGTCCTTAACCCTCTGCTTATAAAAGCCCTCAAAATCTCCCTGGAAATGCCTATATGGATAAGCCTCTGTTCTGGGGTCATTAGGAGCATGTTTCCATATCTGGTTAAAGTAATACCAATCCTTTAAAACTGGGTCTATTACCTCGTCATTAAGGCCATGCTGTTCCAGATATTTCTTTCTTTCTGGCGTCCAGGTCTCTATCCTGTGTGAATAAGGGTCATTTTTATTAACGTTTTCCAGGTGTTGCCTGTATCCCTGCCAACCACCCCATGCCTGAACACCACTACCAGCTTCCTGCCTTACTCTTCTGGCATATTCATTTACATCATCCAGGGTTTGGAAACTTGTCCAATCTTTAAGCTTTATCAGCTTGTCAGCTTCTGGCACTTTAGGATCGAACAAATAAGACCGCTGTTCAGGGGTGAGGCTCTGCAACCTTTGGTGAAAATAACTCAACGCCCACTTGTTTGCATTAGGGGCTATGCTATCTGGATGCAAACCATGGGCTTTCTTTAGCAGGGTATCAATATCATCCTGGGAATATTGCCTGCTGTGAACCCGGGTATTGCTCGTATTGCCAACAACCTCATATCCAAGGTTCTGGTAATATTGTCTTGCAACATTCTTATTTTGGGTATGACTAATATTTACAGGGCCACCCCCACCAAAAAGACGATGAAACCTATCTCTTGCCTCCAAAGTTTCATAAGCCCGTTGTTCAGGAGCTTTAATGCCACTTATAGCCTCCCAAATATTGCTGGCCTTACCATAAGTCGGTTGTGGCTGTGACTTAGGCTTAGGCACAATAACATTGTTGTCCATTGGCCTAAGCCCCGTTACATTTTTCTTTGGAACAGGGGCAGCAAATCCCTGTTGCATGGCCTTTTGCCACTTTTTACCAAAGGCATTTCTTTTCTTCTTATCTATTCCAATATAGTCGTTCTGTCCGAAAGCTCCGCCCATGTTATACCCCTTAAATCAATGGAGAAGCCACACTTCTCCCATATGCTTCTGGCAAGGCTCTATTCATATCATCTTCATCCAAATCTCCAAATGGAGAAAATACTCCACTTGCTTCTATTGGTCTCACGGGCCTTCTCTGATGAACCTCTCTGGCAATTCCCTTTCCAAGATTAATAGCCTCATCCAACTTACGCCTCATCCATCTTTCCATGTGCATTTCTGGTTGGCTCCAATCTACAAGGCCCTTTAAAAATCCTATCTTCCGGTCTTCTGGAATAAACGGGTCTCGCAAAAACCCCCTTTCCCTTGGTTCAAGTTTTTGCAATCTATCTTTTAACACACCAAGCATCCACCTTGCTTCGTTCGGATACCTGTCCAAATTAATACCATGTACCTTCATCAACATCTTATCTATATCATCAGATGTTATCTCTTGCCTCTGCCTCATTTTCATTTGCACAACTGGTGGAGGCTGATATTCCTTAGGCACAGGAGGTTTAACAGCAGTGGTTCCCACCTTCATTTGTATCACTGGTGGGGGCTTATTTTCTGTTGCGCCCATAACTACATCCATGGGCCTTAAACCAGTAACATTCTTAGGTGGCGGGGCCACTCTTGGCGTCCCTGGTTTTGGCGTAGGATACTTTTGCACTAACTCCCCAAAGGTCTTTATTCCATATTTATTTTGTAAATCCTGCCTGCTTATACCAGTCACAGGGTCTTTTCCTGTAAAGGTAATAGCAAGAAAACGACCTAAATCGCCTCCAGGACTATTCCCTGTATCACCTATTTCCCCTGGTTGTACTATACCATCACCAAGCAAAGAACCCCCATTGCTCTGAGTCGAACCAGTATAAGGATCGTTTTGATAGGGCCAAGGTTGCCCACTCATTGCTTGCCATAATGCTGTACTAAAAGCCATAATCACCTCCAAAATCATCAAGGCCATAATTTGCTATGGCCTCCCAAATATCACCGCCAAAACCAGCTCTTGCCGATTCTTGTCTCGGAACATATCCATAACGATAAGTGCTACTTGGCAAATCATAACCAAGCCTTGCACCATACCGTAGCAATCTATTGAAGCCTGGTGGCCTTGCATAACCACTAAGAACTATTTCCATAAGCCTTAACCCTAAAGGACTATTAAGACTTTGGTATGGACTTTTCAGTTCATTAATAAGCCCTGGATAGTGTTCAATAGGTCTGTTGGTTATGTCCAAAAGCTTATTAAGCAGGTCTTGCTCCTCTTTTGTGGGCTTTGGAATTTCTCTTTTTACTTTTGTCTTACTGCTCCCGCCAAAAAGACCACTAAAGAGTCCCATTTATATTCACCTCCATTATATTGGCTCTCCTTTTAACTTCACTATCACCAAGGGCCTTGCCCCATATTTGTTCTTTGCCATTCTTTCTGTTAGTTATCCATTGAATTTTAGTGTATTTGTTTTTCTTACAAAAATCAACCAAAGCCCTGTAAACTCTTTTTGCCTCACCAGACTTAATACTTGACTGAACAACACATAAAGAATCTGGTTCTAAACCACTAGAAAGCAATAGGTATCCCAAAATTATCTTTTGTTTTTCATCTATTGCAAGGTAAATCCCATTCTTACCACTTTTATCCATTACACTAAAAACTAAGGTATCCAAATCCCCCTGCTCATCATCACTGCCCCGTCTCAAAAACTCATCTATAAAAGGACGAAGCAACCTAAAATGACAAGGATTGCTAACTCTAAGTAACAAACACATCACCACACCCTCTCAATTAAGGCTCTACCCTTCATATTTGAACCACCCTGGATAGAGCCAAAATATACAAAATTTCTATATCTATGCTGGGCTAAGAAATAATTATAAACCTTTGTCGTATCTGTTCTTGCAGTAGCAGTTAATGTGTCCATAAAACGTGGATCAAAGCTTATATTGGCTATTGCTATTCCTTGCGCCCTGTATCCAAAAACAATTCTATCTGTTGTTCCATGACTATACCCTCTAGTCTCTCCTTGTGTCGCATAAAAACCAGCAATAGTAGCATAATCAAGTGTTGCAGGCACAAGATAGCAACCTGTACCTTCATCACTATCATACCACTCTATATACATATCAAAAAGCTGTGGTTCTCCCGTATTTACACTAATATAAATATCATTCTTATTTCCATTTAAATTCAAATAAGCCCTATCGCCTTTACATAAAGTAATTTTACTTGCTTCTGTATTATGTTGAGATAAGGGAATTGGATTAAATCGTGCAACCCATGACTTGTCTAAATTATCATGCGAGTCTGCAATAGGAATAGCATCTACATTTGCACTAACAGATGTTGGGTATAACTCTGTCCAGGTAATTGCATCTCCATCCTTAACATAAAATCTTAGTTTGTTTGCAGTGGGATAATAATGAAGATGATAATTCTGGATTTCATTAAGATTTGGGTCTGCATCTCCTGTTGTTGTCGGAGTAACACATTTCCAAGCCCCACCACACTTTAAATACAACATTCCGCTATCCTGCATAATCTCCAAAGAGCCATCAGGATCATCGGAAAGGATGCTGTTTCCTGCCTTTCTAAGTGTGTTTAAATTTTCATAAATTTGTTCAATTTCTTCTATGTGATTATGAATTACATCTTTTGTTTGTGCGCTGTTAGGGTCAATTACTGGATGTTTTCTCTGAAATTCAGCCACTATAATAACCTCTCTATAACAATAATGCTATTTTGTATAATATCACTACTCCAATAGGAAAGGCCCAAATAATCTTTAAGATCATCACCAGTATTTCGCCATCGGCCACCCACCATATAAGCAGTATATTTACCACTGTTATTACTGGTACCGAAATTTGCAACCGTTCTTATTGAATGCTTTGGAGAATAAATAAATTCTCCCATGTGTAGCGTTCCATATGATAAATTAATCCTGTAAGTATTATAAAAAGCGTGCTCTGGAGACTCTGATAATGGATAATGGTATAGTGAACGACCACAATATATAGAATTGTCACTCTGATAATTCTGTATATAAAAATTCATCCAATCTGACTGGGATAATCTTACATAATATCTTATCCTAAATAATCGTGTACCAGTTTCGTTTGCTGCTCTATAATAAACCACATTTCCGCTATTTTTTGTATCAACCATCCTGAATGGATAAGGCAATACCACTGTTGCATTTACATTCTTGAAAATCCTTGTTAACGGCAAAGTACAAGAAGGTAACAATTTAGCAGCAGTTAAAGAAACCTCTATTCCGCCACGCCTGGCAACATCTGGTGCAGGAATAGCGTAAGCTTCTGGACTGCTGGACACCTTGGCAATCCTGATGTATCCACCTAATAAATCAGAACAAAAATTCAACACAGGAATACGACCAACATACTCATAGCCAAGGGTATTTACCCCTTCATTTGTATCGTTTTCAACGCTGCCGTCTTTGAGAATATTTATAATTATTTGCTTATTGTTCTTTTGAACAGTTAGCTTATATCCACCCTTAACTATTATTTCCCCTCGCTCTAAATCACTCGCACTATTCCAATCAGAATATCTCCTTGATAAAACCTTGTTTAACTTCTCATAAATAGCCGTCATTTCATTGTCTTGCTTTTGAACGGCCTGCCCTTGATTATCACCATGAGGCGAAAAATCTACTGGATATTCTTTTTGCCACTTACTCATAAAAGCCTCTCTACTGAAACCAAATAAGAACAACTACTCCTAAAATCTATCGTACCAAGTTTGGTAATTGTAACTGGTTGCACCATGTGCGAACCCAAAATCATCATGGCCCTATTTTTATCGCTTTGGTCTGCATGTCCACGAAAGACAGCACAAATATTAGTGCTTCTGGTGTTTACAATACCTGTAAATATCCCTAACGTACCGTAGCCAATATATAAACTATCAGTACCGCTTCCACTAAAATAATCGTTTGTTTCACCACTAGCTTCTGTATCTTTATTAGATAACAAAACAAACTTGCCATCATAAACGGTATCGTTAAGTTTTAATTTATGATGAACATTATTAGCACTTCCACCAGATATAGCATAGGTTATTTTATACAAACCATCATTAGCGTTAATATGTAAATTAACATTTTGTGCCGTACCCCAATAACGAGCAACCTCACCAATCTGTAAATCAATATCGGACGAAGGATTGTTGTACGCAAAATAATCATTAAATAAATCAACAGAAAGAACCCCATGTTGGGTCATTTGTACCATTTTTCCGCTTGTACTAAAATCATACGGCGTTACATCAACCCATGCGCCATTATGATAAACCAAAAGCTTCCAGACATCGTTGGAATCTTTAGACACCCTTAACACGCCCTCCGCTGGTGGAGGGTCAGTAGGGTTTGAAATAGCAATAAATGAAAGCCTATGCCATTTACCATTCTTATACATTCTAAAAAAAATAGGCTTATCATCACCCCCATCAACAGCCCAAAGATGCCCTTCTACTGGATCAGCAGGCGGATTAGGCCCAAAATCAAAACGGCGCACTCTATGTAAAAGCTCATAAATATTGGTTATGTCAACATCATGCTTCTTGATTGCACTGGATGTTGTATCCCCATCAGGAGTAAAATCCACTGGCTGTGTAGTAATCCAATTACCCATAATACCCTCTAAACATCCGCTATCTCGTTAGTTAAAGCTATAAGACCAACCCTACAACCATTGCAAGTAATCTTTGGTTCTAGATAATCAATCCTTCTATTTGTCCTTTCGTTATATCGCACATGAGCAGATTGCACTAATGGATCAGTATCCTGGGCCACAATATCATCATCAGAATAAGCTATATCATCACCTTGCACTACATTAAGAGTCCTAGAATAAGAACCAATAGTTAGCACCATTTGTCCACTACCATGAGCCTGATAAAGCAAAGAAACATATTTTAAAAGAAGCTCTCTGGCTCCACTCTTTCTTGGCAAGACAACAACACTTTCTATCGGCGTTCCATCGTCATCATCTTTGTAATCATCAAAACGATAAAGCTTACTACCTAAAGCAACAATTGAACCATAAGGGCAAGACAAGGCCCCTCCAATTTCATCCTGAAAAATAAACCTTGTCCAAGCTCCTGTAAGATAGTGCAAAACATAAACGATTTTACTCGTATTTGGCTTACACCATACTTGCCCCCTGGAAGGCACATGGAAAATCCTGCTGGCTCCAAAATCTAAGTTAGAAGCAAAATAGCTGTTTATCTTGTCCCCCACCTGCTTAAAAGCAAAATCTCCATACTCTACAGTAGGGGTTAATGCTACTACACCATCCATATCTATAAAAACAACAGAAGAGCCTATAATGGCAGAAGCATCTTTATTGACAGCCCCATGCCCCCTGGTTACTTCATTAACTTCCCAATCTGGATACCAGCCCGTTAGCCTATACGTTCTTCTATTGTCCTTGAAGATAATTAAATCATCGAAAAAGGGCCTTACACCAACAATGTCACCACCCTCCTTATAACCTACCTCAATTTGTTGAGCGTCTGAATCTGTTCCAGCAAAATTCCAATTCGTATAATCACCTATACCAGAAAAAGAAAGGTAATCAGAACCAGCCAGAGACACGCCAACCCTGCCATGCTTTACGAATACAAAATCACATAAGGGGCTATTTGTTATGGTTTCTAAGGTAGAGCCATCATAATGCTGCAGATAGGAGCCAGAAGCTATTAAAATATCATCTTCCCATTCCGTAAATACAGGAACCCTTGTTCCACTTAAATCTCCTATTTCAGCAGATTGTCCACTACTAAAATCGTAAAAATGAAGCTTATTACCACAAGCATAAAAGAGTTTATTCATACCATAAGCAAAGAATAAAGCTTGAATATCTTCTGTTTCAGTGTGCAGTAAAGACAAACCACTCCTGGTTTTTAAAATACCACTCCTGGTATCAAACTCGAAATTATCAGCCTTTTGCAATTCGTTAAGTTTTAACATATCTGGTGGCACAGATATATTTAAGCCACCAGAAAAATCTGCAAAAAGAACAGTTTTTTGTCTATGTTTACTACTAACTCTCATTACCAGGCCATTCCTATATCTTCATCTTTTCCACCAACACCATAACCACCACTTACGCCTGCAATCTGCATTGCAGCATCTTTGACAAGTCTACTTTCTACATTGAGGGCAAACTCATTCCTGTTAAGCGCCAGAAAAACAACAATATTGTGCAAATATGGAACCATCCAATCTAGAATAGGTAAGTTATCATCAACAGATATGGTGGAATAAGCATAAAAATATCTTAACAATATCTGTTCATTATCCTCTAAATTTACATATAGAGAGCGCCCAACAATAGAATAATATCCATCTTTAACCTCGCTCCCGTCATCACACCAGGTTAATTCTGGCTGACCAGAAACCTTAACAAATACTTCTTTAATGAAATCTTCTGGAATAGACGTTGACTTATCCTGAACAACCAAAGACACCTCTTTTTGCTGGCCCCTCCAATATAAATTAGTCAAGGCCAAAGACAAAAGCTGCAATCCCCTGTTTATATAAGAAATAAGCTCAGTATCACTATACTCTGGATTAGCTGCATCTCTAAAGTCGTTTAATGGATACCTAACACCTGTAATAAAATCTTGTACCGTCATATAACCCCCTTACCTCTTTATACAAAAAAGGCAACCAATCCACAAGGGAAGGTTGCCAAATCACAAAAGAGCAAAAACCAAAGCTTTCTATTTGCGCAATTTTTTCAGGGTTATAGCTGCATTTACCCGTTGCTTCAAAAGCCTTGTAACAAGAATAGTTTTCTTTTTGCCATTTACAGTATAGACAATCTTATCTCCTATGTTCGCAAGGTCAATCTTTTGCAATAACCCCTCTGGAATCTTTTGACCCTCTGGGAACCCTAACTGTCTGTGTAGGACTCCCTTATCAAGTTTTTGTATCCATTTTCTTTGGGCCATTACTTCTTGCCTCGTCCATCCACCCTAAAACCAAGAGCCTCAAAATCTGACACATAAGTCTTGGCAACTTCTATGGTTTTTTGTCCTGGCCCAATAGTATAACGGCCAAAAAAAGTTACATTCCCTTGCTGATATTCCCCGGGTACAATCATCTTTACGCTTGTTTTTTCTGTGCCCATCAAAACACTCCTTTCGTTGCAAATACTGGATGCTTCTTAAGAAATCTCCTTAAAGCCTTTTTACTTCCACGTAACACGGCCCTTCTTTCATCTGGGGGCAAAAGCTGTAAGGCCTCCAAAGGAATAGAAGCAACCTTCCTTAAGGTCCTTTTCCTTGTCCAGCCCCCTGGGTTTTCAGCTCTCTCCGCCTGCATAGCCCTAACAAACGGAGACAAGTCACTCTTAACCCTTATGCCCTGGACGTTACCCTGATCATCCAGTTTCAGTTCTACTTTACGCATCGTACTTCCACCAAAAAGCGGGGCCATAAGCCCCGCTTATAAGTTAATTAAGGTCTCTGATAATGGCGTTGGCTGCTTCTGCCCTGGCCTCTAAGGTGAGCTCACCAACTATCGTACCCGCCTTTTTATCGGCAATACCATCGGGATACGGCTTTTTCTTAAACGGCCTCAAATAAGCCGTTTTCCAACGACCTTTCTCAATAACAAAAAGCCTGTCAGTAAGCATCCACCTGTCTGCTACGATACGCACAAGACCAAAGTCACTCTCGTAAATATCTATTACAGCTACAAGCTTTTTACTGGTAGCTTCAATAGTGCGCTGAGAAGCAGCAGAAAAAGAAGATATTTTCCGCTTATGCTTACCACATACCACAACCGTATCTGGTTTTCCACCATTTTCCCATGCTGCCTGGATAGCATCGTTAAGAAGCTCTTCTGTAAGGTCTCTGGCGGCTCCAGCATTATCCAGAACATTACTAGTCACAAATGCCTGCACACCCCCCATTTGCCTTGCGGTGGTT